TATATCGGCATTCGTGCACCGTTTGCCCTACCCCGGCCAGCATTGTCAGACGATCCCGGGCCCGGGCCGGAGCCGATTTGGCGACTTTGGGCCCGATCTTGGTCAACATCCCCGGCGCGAGCTTTCACTCCAGGACTACACTCCCGGCCATAAAATAGGCCCGGCATGGTGGCCGGGCCCGGTGGGGGGGGGAAATTGTGAGAGAGAGGGCTAGTACTCGTCGGGCTCTATCGCTTCATCGACCAAGTGGCGGTACCCCGTGAACGTCTCGGGGATATACCGGGCGCGGGTCTTTTCCTCGCATTCGCTGCAGACACGGTCTAAGTGGATGCCGTAACAATCGAAGAGCCACCACGAGTTAAGGCCCGAGCCGCAGCGGCAGGGCTTAGGCTTGGGACACGGGTAGTCTGAGGCCATATCACCCACGGGACCACCCCCAGACCTTGGCGACGTGGTGCATGAAGTGCCCCGCTAGGCGGAACTCCTGCAGACGTTCGGCCGCCCAAGTCACCCGGGCCGGGCCGCCGTCTACGCTCAGGCCGAACGTCGTGCATGGGAACGGCTTGCCCCCGACCTCTTCCCATACTCGGACCGGGTCCGCTGGGCCGCCGATCAGCATGGCGAACCGCCGACCGTCTGCGCGTTTGGTTGAATACTCGTTCATTGGATCAACTCCTAAAGGCCACCATTGGCCGGGTCCGATGGTACCATGGTCCGGCTTTGTTTGGGATCTGCAGGTGCAGAATCCCGCGCGAGCTTTCACTCCAGGAGAACACCAAAATGACTTTTTCACTTACTCAACTATCCCGGCCCGTCTTGGGCACCTTTTCAAAGGGCGAGAGCGGGAGCGCACAATTGTCCCTAGCCCAGTCCGGCGGCCGCCACTGCTCCACCACGTGCCGCCACCACCCCAAGAACGGGGGCGGATGCTACGCCGTCCGCACTGAGGCCCGGCCCGACCGGCGCAACATCCGCACCAAATTAGAGCGGCACGAAGCAACCGAACCCGAGTTGATATTTAGACGGGCCCGGGGCGAGTTGGTGGGGCTCATTGCCCAACATGAGGCCCACGGGCTCCGGATGCCGTGGTTCCGCTTTGCTGCGTTTGGTTCCCTGCCCGGGCGGCCAACCCTGCAAGACCTCGCCGCGTTCCGGGAACTCGTCGCAACGGCCACGGCCGGGGGGGTTCCCGTGCACCTGCCCCTAGAAACTCCGGCCAAGGCCAACAAGTACACGTCCGCCATGGCTGGTCTTAAATACAACGGCGGCCCGCTGGCCGGGCTCGAACCGGCGGCGCGGCTCTCATTGTCGCGGATGCGGCCCGGGCCCGTCTCGGTCCCTTCGTCCCAAGTGGCCGGGGCTCCCGGGTCGAAGCGGGTCGAAGCAACTGAAGCGGCCCACGCACTGGCCAAGCATGAACGCGGCCGGGGCGGTCGGGCTGTGGTCTGTCCCGCCGTGCTCACGTCCCCCAAATTCTCAGGCAAGCGGGACGGGGTGCAGCGGGTGAAGTGTGGCGGGTGCACTGCCTGCGCCGATCCCCGGGTTTCTCTGATCGTCTACCCTCACCACTAACGAACCGCTACAATCCAGGACAACACGCCCGGCCGATGGTGGCCGGGCTTTTTTTGGCCCACCAACCCAACAGGAGGTACAGAGAGTGAGCGAAGATTTAAGAGAATGTATGCATCAGGGGCTGCTGGTCCCGGATGACCTGCAGTTGCAGGAAGTGCTGGACGCATGCGAGGACCACGGCGGACGGCTGGTGGTGATGGGCATGTTCACCAGATGTGCGGTGACCGTGTTCCACGCCCCAATCATTTGGAAGCGGACCAAGGTACTGATTCCCTTCCCAGAGCAGCCATACGTGGTGCACACCTGCGTCTTCAATGAGACGAATGAATGCCCCGGCCACCGGGCCGAACATGTGTATTTCATGGACGGCCGCTATGATTTGACGTACGAGGCCGCTATCATGGCCTTCAAAGATGTTCAGACACGTGCTCTGAGCAACCTGAGTTCGCACCCCAAACCACAGGAGGTTTCAAAATGAGCGAGCACCCCAAGACCGATTTGGAAGCAATCAAAGAAGTATTCAGCACCGCGCTGAATGAGTTTCAGACCGTTAGAACCGAGTGCAGACAACTGTCAAATCAGGAGATTCGCATCTGCGATGACGAGATCCAAGATGCAGTCGAGTACGAGCGTCCATACGTCACCAACAACTATTTTGATGTTGATGACATCACCATGCCTGACATCGACGATCTGGCCTCGTCTCTCGACAATCTGGGCAAGATGATTGAACGCCTCAACTCACTCGAAAAGGCCGGGCCCAAGACCGACGTGGAAATCGTCGGGGGCCCGAGCGTCGATTACCACGAGTACTACTCTGAACTGCTTGAAGCGGTCAGGGATCAGGACACCGGCACGATCCAGACACACCTCGACAGCGGCTTCAACATGATCGATGAAGACGCGGGCAAGGGCCCACTGGTCAAGACGCTGACGGTCAAGTGCGAGAACTCTCAGGTCTGGTACAAGTTGACTGAACTGGCCGAGGCTTTGCACAAGGATCGCTTGGCACGTGAGGAGGCCGAACGAAAGTTTGGTCAAGCCTTCGCCGACTTCGGGGCCGACTTGGTCCGGTTGAACCACGCGGTTGATGGCCTCGTGCTGAAGATGAATCAGGAGAAAATTGATCTCACTGACTGATCAATCAATCTCGAATCAGGACGGAGGGCTGGGTCAATGATCCGGCCCTCTGTCGTTTCTGCTGGTGATCACCGTGCTCGCATCCTGCGTTGGATGCTACGCCTGGGCTGCACGACCCGGGACGTGGCCGACGCGGCCGGGATCGACTATGACAGCCTGCGTCACTTTTTGAGAGGGAGAGAGAGCCACAGCAACCCCACGTGCCAAAGACTTGTTACGATCTACACGGCCCTCGAATTGTTGAGAGGCCGAGAGCGCAGGAGGCTCAAAAATGAAAACAAGAAATCGTCTGATCAAGTTGTACAGCAACCTGATCCACACATGGAACGTGATCGACCCCAAGGCGGTTGACAAGTCGGAGATCGTGCCGCCGTACGTCTTCGAGGATCAAGAGATTGCCGGAGAAGTGGATTATGACGGCCTGATGGCTGAGATTGAGTTTGTCCGGGAGTGTCTGGATGAGGCGATCACCGAACTGGTGAGCCAAACAAAGAAGGAGAACGCATGATGCCACGGATCAAAATTACACGAACCGAGTACGCCACCGTCTGCGAAACCACTGAGGTTTACATGGACGTGCCCGAAGGCCGGGACCCCAAGGACTTCATCCTTGACATCGAGGGCGACTGCCTTGCCGACAACTTGATCGAGAAGGCCCAAGAAGATGCCTGCATCCAGTACGACAACGATGACCCTGAAGATGGGCCGGTGGCCCGAGAGAAAGGGGTGTTTGTTGGCTCGCCTGAGTGCAGCCGATCATACGACTGGTTCAATGGGAACAGCGAGACTGAATGTGAGGTGGTCGATGCCTGAGAAATTCCAAGCGATCAAAATTCACGAGGATGGGCGGCTCGAAGTCCTGACTTGGGACGAGGGCCCGCTGGGTCTGGACGCACTGCGACGGCACATCGGGTGCGAGTGGGTTGATGCAGTTCACCCACACCCAACGAGCATGGCTGGCGAAAGCGAGTGGGGAGACTTCGTCTTCTGGCTCGATGATGAGGGCATGTTCAACGCCAGCATCAACATGGGCTCTCTGGCCCTTGCCAACATCTGCGACTTCGCCCAGCCGCTGTTCGGCAACCTGATCATCACCGGCAACGAGGACAGCGAGGGCACCATCACCAGCCTGACTGACTCCCAAGTCAAGTGGATCGAGAAGGCTTACATGGCCAACATGCCGGAAGGGTGGTCAAACGATGCCGGGGTATAAAGTTCATGCAACCGATGCCATCATTCAGCACCGCTACTGGCTGATCGAGGCCCCGTCCTACTGCGCGAAGCGCAACATGGTGGGAGAAGAAATTGCTGAGGACATTGCCTCGGAAATCGACCCCAAACGCCAGTTCAACGAGTACGTGGACATGGAGACGGTTTGGGAAACCAAGTACATGTCAAAGCCAACTCTCGACGATGACGATCATGTTGGCCCCCTGCTTGTGGAGGACAAAAACGATGATGATTGAGGTTCACAGCAGTGACCTGTCCGCACGGTGCCCGGCTTCGGCCGGGTATCGTCGGGCCGGTCTGATCAACGTCGCAGTGCCCAAGGCCATGTTCAGAGGTCTGGCGGCTGGCCGGGCCATTGAGATCATGCTCGAAGAGAGCACGTCCGTGGACGGCGTTCCGGATGCCTGCCTGCGTGCAGTCAGAGAGAGCGACATGAAAGTCCAAGAGGAGGGCAGGTTCCACAACCACGACACCAAAGAGGTGTGCACCGAGTTGATCGAAGCCCTCGCTTTCTTCCCGGAGAGAGTGAGCCTGGCCTACGGGGACTACGACCTGCTCGGCCAAGAGATTCCGATCCGCTGGATTGTGGGCTACTTGGAGAGAGAGGGCGAGAAGCACACCGTGGAGTTCGCATCGCACCTCGACGCACTGTACCGCCACAAAGAGAGCGGTCAGCTTAAAATCGTGGACTGGAAGTGGACGAAGGACAGCCCCAACTGGCATTACAGCCAGATGAACCTGCAGATGCGGTCTTACATGGCGGCCATGCAGAAGGGTGAGTTCATGATGAACGGCTTCTACGTGGACATGATGGATTACTTTGGAGAACGCCTGCACGTGGAGGCGGAGCTCTTCTGGATTCCCGGCCTGCTGCCCTACAAACGTCGTACCACGGTAACGATTGAGGGCGTTGAGACGGTCTTCCACAAGGGTGACCAGCGTCCCATCACCAAGATCCTGCACTACGTCCAAAGCGGGCGGGATGATCAGATAGAAAAGCAGATCATGTTGCGTGCAGAATGGATTCGGACTGGTTACTATCCAGAGATACCTACGCCGGAGGGTTGCATGATCTGCCCGGCACAACAGGAGGTAGGCTATTGCACCGTCGCTCAAGACATAGGAGGCTGATACACATGTATCACGTAGTAGAAATCACAATTGAACATGACGTTTACGAAGAAACTGACGATTCCATCATCAGCGGGGTTGTCAAGTACGACGTAGAGGTAAGTTTTTACAAGTTCAATCAGTACGACCGTGACGATTACCCGGAAGACCCATGTGTGGAACGGATAGTTGTCAACGACTTCAAACTCGACGTGACCACAAAGGAGGATCATAATGTCGAACTCAGTTACGAATCCATCAGAGACTTCATCTCCGAAGAAGAAGTCATCGAGCAAGCGCGGGAGCACTACGATGACTGCGAAGATTAATCAACTCTCTCAGACCTACGTCTGCCTGTCCAAGGCACAAGCTGCTGTGGAGTGGGTGCAGAAATCTGCATCCAACGGCCACCACGGCTACAACTACGTCCCCGTTGACATGATGGTCCGGGCCTGCAAGAAGGCACTGCTCGACAACGATCTGGTGCTGATCCCTGTGGGCTGGACGATCCAAGACAACTTGGCTCACGGCTCTTGGGTGCTCCATCACCTGAACGGTGGCGAGGCCATCAACCTCAACTACACCATGCCCGTGCTGGAGTCCAAGGGCCGGGCCGGCGACAAGGCTTACCTTGCTGCCCAATCGTCCTGCTACAAGTACATGCTTCGCGACCTGCTCATGGTCCCGATGCTGGAGGAAGAAGTCTGCGGACGCAAGGACGAAGAAGTCCAGCCACTCCGTAAGCTTCCGGCCAGCAACGAGAACAAGCAGCGTCTGCAGCAAATGGTGCGTGACAACAAGGAGTCGTTGTACGGCCAGTACGGCGGCACCAACGTCCTTGAATGCTGCCTCGCAATCCTTGCGGCCAACGGCCTGCCGACCGATGGGACGGCGGACGATGAGCAAGTCGGCAAGGTATGCGATACCCTGTTAGATTGACCCTTTCTCCTCCTGTGCCACGGCGGGTATCCACTCTCCGCCGTGGTATTTTGCCCTCGGGCGACATCTCAACCTGATTCTGTTCAGGGGTTTTCGGGCCCGTCTCTCCCCACTCAAAAGACGGGCGCAAGCGGCACACAACAGCCCACGCCTCGCCAGCGTGCGTGCCGGCCCAGTGCGGCCACCGTGAGCAACTTTCTGAAGTCCCCCCTATTCGTATGCCACTGGCAGGGGGGCGGCTGGAGGAGGAAGCCAAGTCACGGTTGGTGAACTGGGGGGACAGGATCCGGGGCTGGATTGTTTCTCCAGCCTAATACGGGCGGTGCGCCCAGAAAGGACGGCCATGGCCGAAATCATCAAACTGACCTCTGACGAACTGGTGCAGCTGGGTCAATGTGAACAAATCATCGAGCAAGGTCTTGACACCACCCAGCAGGTAGTGTCGGCCATGATGACGATCAAAGAGAACAAGCTTTACCGGCAGGACTACGGTTCCTGGGAGTCATACTGCTCCAGCCGATGGGGCTTCGGTGCGAACTACGCATCCAAACTGATCAACGCGGAGAGAGTGAGAGAGATCGTCCCGGTGGCCAACGAGAGACAGGCCCGGGAACTGGCCCAGTTCAGCGACGAAGAGAAGGTCGAGATCTGGGAGGACGCAAAAGAGAGAGCGGGCGGCGAAGACAAGATCACCGCCAAGATTCTCAGTGAGGCTGCACGCCGGCGTAAGGACCCAAACGAGTTTGCCGACCCCGCAGTCCTTGCGAAGCTGCTGGGCCTCATGCGGTCGGCTGAGGACCTGTACTCGACCAGTCAGGAAGACACGGTGTTCATCGGGTTTGACCACGATGGATGGCGTATGGCATTGACTGGTCTTCGTGCTATGCTGCACAACCAAATGCCCCATGCCCAGTGCAAAGAATGCGGTGGCCGTGGGTGCCCTGCTTGTAACAACCGTGGTTGGCTGACTGCCGGCGAGTGCCGGAAGCTGCAGGCCGCAGATTTTAGGAGTGAGTCTGATGACTGATTACAACAACGCAGGTGAAGGAGCGATCTTCACCAATGATGACGGAAGCCTCGAAGGCAACATTGAACTGGATGGCACCAAGCACCGTGTCTCAGCCCGGAAGAAGCAACTGCGCAACGGGACGCAAATCATGGTCATGGAGATCGAACTCGGCAGTCTCTTCCCGAATGAGAAGACCAAAGATACGCAGCCAGATATGACTGGCAAGGTGTCAATCGAAGGCCAACTCTACCGGGTTGCAGCGTGGAGCAAGAAGAGTCAAAAGACTGGCAAGGATTATCTCAGCATGAAGCTCTCTGAGGTTACAGAGCAGCCTCAGCAGCAGCCTGAGCCAGAGGTGGCACAACCCAGCGACGGCGACATCCCCTTCTGATGCTTCGCCCTTACCAACAAGCCGCGATTGACCGGGCTCTCGTCTCCCACAAAGGGGGGCGAAAGCCCGTCATCGTTATGGCAACAGGATGTGGAAAGACGCACGTGTTTACTGAGTACGCGAACATGGCCAGCAAGAGATGCATGGTCATTGCCGAGCGTGCTGAGATCGTGCTGCAAAATTACAAGAAAGCTGACGCGGTGTGCAATGACGCGGCAGTAGAGATGGCTGACAGTTGGTCGCACGAGACAACCATGTTCCCACCTCGAATCGTCAGTGCATCAATCCAAACCTTGTCTTCCCGGTACCGTGGGGGCAAACGCATGCACCGATTTAACTGGCGTGAGTTTGGCCTGATTGTTATTGATGAGGCACACCACGCAGCTTCAAAGCGATATCAAGAGTTCCTGGCCCACGTGCAATCAGAGAATCCAAGCATCTGCTTGCTGGGTGTGACGGCTACCCCAGACCGCAGAGACAAGAAGTCTTTGGCCTGCAGCTTTGACGAGATCGCCTACAAGTACGAGATCAACGAGGCAGTCCGCGATGGATGGCTTGTCCCCATACGGAGCACCATGGTGCAGGTTGACAGCCTCGATTTCAGTGACGTTCGCATCACCGCTGGCGACCTGAACGCCGGCGACTTGGGGCGGGTCATGGAGTTTGAGAAGAACCTGCACGCGGTGGCCACCCCAACTCTTGAGATGATGGGCGGACGGCAGACCGTGGTGTTCTGCACATCCGTCAAGCAGAGTGAACGTTTGGCTGAGATATTCAACCGGCACCGGCCCGAGGTCGCAGCCCACGTTGACGGCAAGACACCGCCCCAAGAGCGTGCTGAGATATTTGAGCGGTTCCGCAAGGGCGAGTTTCAGATTCTCTGCAACTGCAACATTGCCACCGAAGGCTGGGACTGCCCTCCTGTGTCCTGCATCGTCATGGCCAGACCTACCACGTCCAGATCGCTGTACACCCAGATGGTTGGGCGGGGCACCAGACCCATGGTGCAGCTGGACAATGAGTGCGATTCGACCAGGCGTATGCAGATTGAGTCAAGCATGAAGCCAGACTGCTTGGTACTCGACTTCGTCGGCAACGGCTGCAAGCACAGCCTGTGCAGCTCGATTGATGTGCTGGTCCCTGACATTGACACCCGAGTCCGAGAGCAGGTGCAACGTCGCCTGAAAGACGAGGATGAGGTCACGGAAGACAAAGTTCGCGAGGTTGAAGCTGACGAACTGGAGCAGTGGCGGCGACGTGAGATCACGGCCAACGTGACCTACAACACCCGCAACATTGACCCGTTCACCCTGCTTGGAGTCAAGCCCCAGAAGCAGAGTGCCTACACCAACAACAACCCGCTGACTGAGAAGCAGCAGTATGTGTTGCACAAAAACGGTGTGGTCACGTCTAACTTGCCGGCCAACCAGCAGCGTCAGGCATTGAACAAGATCTTTGAGCGTAGACGCAAGGGTCTTGCCACACTCAAGCAGCTTGCATTGTTGGCCAAGCGAGGCCATGATCAAGCTGGCCTGATGACAATTACATTTGAGCAAGCATCCAACCTGATTGAAGGAAAGCCAATTGACACTCCTGCGGCAGATCGACCTCTACGACACAGACACAGTGAGCCCCAACGTGATGCTCCGAGCCCACTGGGCAGTCAGGAAAAAGTGGAAGCAGAAGTACCAGCAACTCTTTTCTGACTGGCTGCAGCAGAACGGCGACTTCACCTGCCCCAAGCCGGTCCACATCGACATCACGCGATGTGTGGCCGGCAGGGGCAAAATGATGGACCCAGACAATCTGGTGGGCAGCGTCAAGCTTCTGATTGATGCATTGAGAGAGTGCGGTATCCTCTATGATGATACGCCAGAGTGTGTTAGCATTCAGGTCAACCAGAAATGGAGCAAGCAGAAGTGCACCCGAGTAGCGTTTTACCAATCCGATTGATCCCTTGGAGCGTCAAATGACAGCCATCACCGTTGCGAGTTCAGAGTTTGAAGACACCGTGATTCTGTCCAACTCGGCTACCACCAACTACGTCAACACCACCATGTTGACTTTTGGCAGAAGCGGGGCCAATCGTTACAACTTAATTCTGCAACTTGAATTGGCAAAAAGGCCAAGATTCATCCCATACCTTGGCGGGTCTGGCAATGCCGCTGCCAACGTTGGTTACACGGCCGAGTCCGCATTTGCAAGCAGAACGGCATTTCTTGCTAGCCCCGGCTTGGCATTTATTAGCCAGATCGACCCGGCAATCAATGTTGATATGAGCGGCGTTACCTACAACAAGGCAAACTCAGGTCTAAATTGGACTACTGCAGGTGGTCTTGATGATTTGGTTGACGAAACGCCAGAGAATTTCACGTTCGATCAAACCAGTGCTAACCAAGATTTTGACGTGCGACTTACAGCTCGATACACAAGACGAGCGTTGTTCGGCAAAATCAATATCATTTTTTACAACAACGATGCTGATGATGTCACGACCCTGTTTTCTTCGCAGGAGACTAGTGGCAACGCCGCAGAAATTATTCTTCGGGGGCGTTATGCTACCCGTAACCGCGAGAACGGAGTACGTTCACGCAAATACGCAGTGAGATAACATGGAAAACGAAACACCAGAAACGCCGGCAACCCCGGCACCAGAGTCATCCGCCCCATTGCTGGGCAGCCCTGCCCCTGCTAGCTCTTGGCGGGATGGCATCAGTGAAGAGATTGCCGGCCACTCAAGCTTGAGCGACCTGAACAGCGTCGAGGACTTGGCCAAAGCCACCATCCACGCCCAACAAATGGTTGGCGCGGACAAGATTGCTATTCCCACAAAGGACAGTGAGCAATCTGTCTGGGATGAGGTGTACTCCAAGCTTGGCCGGCCAAGTAACTCTGAAGACTATGAGCTTCCAGAGGGCGCGATCCCACCAGACACCAAGTTCGAGTCTGAAGCCATGGGCCGACTGAAGTCAGAGGCACATCGCCTGGGGCTGAACAAACAGCAGTTTGCCGGTTTGGCCCGGTACTTGGCCAATCAGAGCGTTGACCACCAGCAGAATCAAGCTGAAATGCGTCAACAAAGCATGCAAGAGAGCGTCGCACAACTTCAGCAGGAGTTCGGTGCTGCGTACACCCAAAACATTGGGTTCGCTCAAGATGCCGTTAAACGATTCGGTGGTGAACAATTGGTGCGGGAACTGGGTTCGACAGGCATGGGCAACAATCCGGCCTTGGTCAAAGCTTTTGCCCAGATTGGACGCATGATCGCTGAGGATGAGATCATCGGTGGTGGCGGCGGCCAGTCATTTACCAAGAGCCCAGAAGAAGCCCAGAAAGAAATCCAAGACTTGCAACTCGACCCAGAGTTTATGGCGGCGTATATGCAAAGCCATAATCCCGGGCACAAGGCAGCTTTGGATAAAATGCAAAAACTTTACGAACTTGCACACCACGGATCGTAAAGCTATGCTAATGGAGCCGGGTAGCCTTCGGGTCCGGCTGACACCAAGGAAAGACTTGGGGCACCGACCTTCCGGTAGGCGTGTCCTTGACGGGGTAGCACACCAAGTTTCGTTAATCCTTTCATCCTAAATGGAGAAAAGCCTTGTCCGTGCAAATTACGACTGCTTTTGTAGAGCAGTATCGCAACAATGTTGAGCTTCTTGTTCAACAGCGTGGATCGAAGCTTCGTGATCTCGTCAACACTGATACCGCAATCGTCGGTAAGCAGAAGTTCACAGAGCAAATCGGTTCCACCGAGGCGCAAAAGCGTCTCTCTCGTCACAGCGACTCTCCGCTGGTCAACGTTCCTCACCAACGTCGTGCATACAGCATGGCTGATTACGAGTGGGGCGATCTCGTTGACAAGCAAGACAAGCTGCGTATGCTCATTGACCCAACCTCGACCTACGCTCAGGCTGCTGCCTTTGCTATGGGCCGTGCAATGGACGATGTGATCATTGCTGCCGCAACCGGGACTGCCTACGGCGGTGTCGATGGCACCACTGACTTCACCTTGCCAAGCACCCAAAAGGTTGCCGTTAACTACAACGACGTTGACAACTCAGCTGGCAACGACATCAACTTGTCTGTTGGCAAGATGCGTCGTGCCTTGGAAATCTTCCAAGAGAACAACGTCCCAGAAGACGAAGAGAAGATCCTCGTCGTGTCACCAAATCAAATCCATGCTTTGCTCACCCGCAAAGAAACCACCTCTGGTGATTTCAACGCGATCCGTGCACTCGTGGCTGGTGAAATCGACACCTTCTACGGCTTCCGAATCGTCATGTCAAACCGTCTGGCCAAATCCGGGAACAACCGTACCTGCTTCGCATTCGTGCGTTCTGGTATGGAACTCGGAGTCGGGCAGGATGTCATGGCTCGTATCGAAGAACGTGCTGATAAAGCGTTCTCGACATACATCTATTACTGCATGACCATTGGTGCAACGCGGTTGGAAGAAGAGAAAGTGGTTGAAATCACTTGCGACGAATCCGACTTCGGTGGTGCTAATGTTGCAACGGTTTGATAGGGGTTAGATCAAATGGCTGATTCAAATCTTTACAACAACATTGCCAACGATTACTCGGATGGCAACACCAACGACATCCAGCACGTCTCCCAACAGGGCGGCAAAGTGCGGGTTATCTCAGGCATCCTCACCCCTGCAACCACTGATTTGCAGAATGGCGATGTGAGCAAACTCTGTCGTATTCCGTCAGCAGCTCGCGTTCATGGCATCTACTTCGCCCACGGCGATTTGGATACCAACGCATCCGCAACTCTCACCGTGAACATTGGCCTTCAGGAAACTGATGGCACGCTTCTCGATGAGGATTGTTTTGCTGATGGGCTCACCCAGTTCCAAGCTGCTGTCACCGACATGAACACCAACACTGTTGGTATCATTACTGGTGGCACCAACCCGGATGACTTCCACAAGCGTGCTTGGGAACGAGCCGGTAAGTCTGCCGACGATGGCAAGCAAATGGACTTGGTGTTCATTCCTAAAGCAGATGCAGCGACCGCCGCTTCGGTGAACGTTGCATTCCGCGTCGAGTACACGCTCGACTAAGTTACCTCCTCCTGTGTCGCTGGGGGCCTCTGGCCCCCGGCGATATTTCCCATGGCTACCGAAATCTCTATTGCGAACCTTGCGTTGATCCGTCTGGGTCAGCAAAAAATCAGTAGCCTGTCCGAAGATAATGCTCGGGCGGAAGCCATCAGTATCGTCTACGATGATGCAAGGCGTTCTGTCCTGCGTAGCAGCTCTTGGAACTTTGCCACCAAACGTGCTCAGTTGTCCAAGAATGCCACTGGGCCAGCGTTCGCGTACGACTACAGCTACAACCTGCCGGCAGATTTCTTGAAGCTCAAGCGTCTGAACTCGCTGTCCACTGACTTCCGCATTGAAGGCCGTACCTTGGTAAGCAATGAGACACCAATGAAAATTGTCTACATCGCGGACGAAAAAGATGCCAGTTTGTATGACGGCTTGTTTGTCAAAGCATTCTCATATCGAGTGGCAGCTGACGTTGCCAAAGCACTGGTCGGTGATGAGTCTGTGTTCGTCCGTATGGAGCAGGGATACCAAGAGGCCCTGATGGAGGCTCGGGTCACTGACAGCCTTGAGTCGCCGCCTGACGTAAGCCACGACCCGTCCTATCTGGTGGAGTCACGCCTGGTTGATGAGCCATTCAGACGTATTGATAGCGGTGCCTCATGACCGTACGTACGCTTGTCGCAACTAACTTCACCGGCGGTGAGGTCAGCCCGTCAACATTCTCACGTTCAGATCTGGACAACTACTACAACCTTGCATCAAGCATTGAAAACATGGCGGTCACTGGTGCCGGCACAGTTGAGAAGCGGGCCGGTTCAAATTTTGTGCCTAACGATGCAACCCAAGAGATCAATGCAGTAATCGGTCAGTATCCAAACTCTGTCACCTGTTCGCAGGGTCTTGAAACATGGGCATTTGATGCAGACCAACAGTATGTGATTGCAAACTCATCGCTTGAGCTTCCCCAATTTGACAAAGGGTTGGCAAGTGGGTCAGTCGTAGACTTGCCAAATAATGCAATTCCGGAAGCATCCGATGTTGCGGCCAACGATTACAAGTTCCACAATTACTCAATGGTTTATCGAGATGGGGCTCATGTAAATGGCTGGTACTACGCACCCAGATATGACGGCATTCTCACATACGAGAGGACGTTTACAGATGGAGATACGGTAGTTGTTGCCGGTTCTGGCAATAACATTCGTACCTTATCAGATGGCGATATAAGCATCGATGGCTTGGTGGCTGCCTTTGCGGGTCAAGATTTTTACGGCAACCAACCCAATTTGACGCATGATCTTACTGCCTCTGGCAACCTTGCGATTCAGAGCTGGCCTTACCCAAGCAACCCACAAGTAATCATTCGCAAAGGGGATGACACAGTTGCTGGAGCATTCAAGCCGGCAGCTGCCAATTTTGTTGATGGCCCGTACATTTTTGCTAACGGCGACGTTTCCGATGTAAAAAAATGCTACGTTGTGAATCTGGAAGAAACCACCAATGGCCCAGAAAACAAACCTGATGGATGTCCCACTAGAGACATTCGTATCGGTGATGGTGAGTTTTTAGAATGGACCGAGCAAGAGGGCATATTTCCTGCTTCGCCGGACGGCAGTTTTTTGACTGCAGAAGAATTAAAAGAGAGTTTTCTCAAAGGGGGCGGCCTTGCAGAAATACGCTGGGAATTTGCCACTGACCCTAACCATCCAAACAACACTAACCCGCCGTTGCAAAATGTAAAAATTGGCAGCCCTTTCGCCGTCGCGTATAAATCGGAAAACGAAGACGGGGTAGCAGTTACAGCACGTGCTTCCGGTTACATAGTTGCAAACCCCAGTTATTCTGTAACAAACGATGAGGGCGTGGTTGAATTTAAACGAACTAACTCCGCCATCGTAAGATGGACAATTCCGCCGAAGGATATTGACGGGCAAAGCAGCCAAAGGAACTTCTCATCCAGTGAATGGTTTATCGGTGCAAACGTCAACTCTGGTGTATCAGCGTCAACCTTTTTCCAAGGTCGCTGGTTTTTCTCGCTCATCGATCACCCAAACCGAATCTTTGCGACTCGGGTTAACGGCTGGGGCAAACAAGAGTTCCCAAACGAATACCTTGGATCAAGTCTTTGTGCAGATTTCCCAACCAATGGATTTGAAGAAATCGACTGCGGGTTCTCAGATCGACGAGATGCAGCGGTCATCGTTGACACTGATGGATTGGATATTGCGCTCGATGCAGGGCTGTCTGAGCCCGTGGAGACGTTTGTTGCGGACGAACGGGGACTGCTTGCGTTTACGAGAAGCAACGTCTTTCTCATCCAGGGTGGCGGCGGTGCAGGACTCGCGATCACGCCCACATCATTCTCCGTAAACCGACAGTCTCGTATCGGATGCGTTGACCGAGTGTCAGCACAGAGCTTGCAAGATGTAACTTTGTTCTCTGGCCCTGATGGCAAAGGTGTGTACGCGGTGTCATACAACAACAACCGTGAGAAATACACTACTAACGAGGTCAGTATTACTGCTCAGCATTTGTTCCAACGTGCAGGTGGGACTGTGGTAGAGATGACCAGTGAAAATGTGCCTAAGCCAAAAATCACAATGATTCAACGAGATGGTGGGGTTGTAACGTTCTACTACAACCCAAACACTAGGGTAAATGCATTTACACGAGAAACGTTTGCCCTGCAGGACAACACTGCAACAAGAATTAAGTCTCTAACTACAGCCTATGAAACTCGTACGAATTTCCAATATCGCCTGCTCAGTAAAAATATTGATTCGCCAATCACTCAGTTTTTTATTACAAGAGCTTCGGTACTGGATGACTATGACAACCAAATTACTCAGTCTGATTTCTCGGCAAAGACAGTAACTGAGCCTACGCATTTCTTGGATTTTGCTGATCGGACAGAACTGCAACCCGGTGTATTGCCATCAAGCGTCACCTTAGAGCCAGAGTTCTTTAAGTTTCTGACAGGCATTGCAGCATGCGTCTACGACCAATCAACTCGTACCTATCAGGTGGCTACCGGGTTGTCTGCTGATGCTGATGGAGTCGTGACGTTGCCATCTACTTTGACTGCCCCAGTAGGTAAGGGCAGGCTTTTTGTGGGCTTTCCGTACACTGCAAAGGTAGTCACTGCACCTATCCAAAATCTTACTGGTGCGGTAAGACGTGGCGCAGCTGACCACTCAATCCAAAAAAGAATTGTCAAGGCGTTCCTGCGGCTTGTAAACTCATCGGGGGGCAAGTGCGGCCAGGACTCAACCAGTGCACTGCTCTACAGAAGGCCAAGCGATAGCATGAGTAAGCTAACACCAGAGTTCACAGGGGTCATCGAACACAGCGTTGCTGGATCAAGCAGCGACTCTCCCACACTGACCATCGAACATGAAGAGCCGTTGCGGTTTGAAGTCGGATCAGTTGCAATGCAGATTGACGCTGGAGGGGTAAGCTAATGGGTGTAAGCAGTCTTTCAAGCGGTGCCCTTGGTGGCGACGATTATTACGCTGGCCGGCTAGGTTTTGAAACTGCAGGCGACTATTCGAGATACATTTCTGGGCAACTGCCAGCAGTAGAAACCGTGGTTAGTGCTCAGAGGCCGCAGGACACTGGTCTAAGTAAGCATTTGGCACAAATGGGTATCAACCTTGCCACCTCTGGCGATGCTGTTATTGCTGAGAACGTGTTTGGAACCGGGCAAGACGTAAACATGACAGCTTTGGGGGTAGGTGTCTCAAAACTGTTCCAAGGTACGCTTGAAAAAGAAGCGTCAAAAGCCACTCTTGCAGCGGGCCGAACCAATGCAGACATGATTAGGCGCAAAGCCTCAATCCAAAAGTTAATGGATGGACGTACGCAAAAAATTGTTGCAGCCAAAGCTAGAGCTGGTGCGATTGCAAGTGGTGTGTCAGGTCAGGTTGGCGGTGTTAATGAAGTAATTGCTGCAGATGCGGGTCAGGCTGCGTTCATGGAGGATTACAAGTATTTCACATCCGAGTATCAAGCCAGAGTTGTTATGGCAGATGCGCAAAATCAAGCAAGACAACAAGCAATGAGTGCTGGTTTTAACTTGTTGTCCGGCACAGTTCTGACGGCGGCTGCATTCTTATGAAAGAGATTCCAACACAATTCCTCTCAGGACGCGGCGTTAACTTGCCAGAGCCACCTATGGTCCGAGGCCCGGGGCAGCTGGCTAATCCTAGCCAAGCTATCAACTCGACTATCTCAATTCTTGGCGACATTACCAGACGCAAAGAAAAAACGCAGGAAGCCCGTGACAAAGCTGTTGAAGAGGCTTACGAGGCGCAGCTTGATGTGTATGTCGCTAATGATGCCATCGGGTTTACCGAGTTATTTCAAAATCAGTTGAATTCACTTGAGCAGCCGGAGCAGGGGCAATCTGTGCCGCCTGATCAATGGCTTGGGAAAATGCGAGGCTTGCGTGACAACCTTGTTGAAAAAGCAACTTTCAGATATGAAGGCACTGATAAGCTAGATGAGGTCTTAACTAAGATCAATTCTGAATACGAAAGTTACGCAAACAAGGCGCAGACTTCAGCAAAAGAACAAATCATTGCGGCAATCGATTTGTCTGCCGGTCAAACTGCAGACAATTATTCAGACCAAATCAGGTCTGGTGAAATGACTCCCGACGAGGCCAAGCAACTCTACACCAACTTTACCAACAGGCACAG